CGACCAACAATATGATTCTTGTTCCCCGAGTTCGATTGAAGATATTTCTGGAGTAGGAACTGCGTCCGGAATTACCTGATTTGTTCTTTTTTTGTTTCCCATTATGTGGTTCTCCTATTTTATTTAGGAATTTATTACGGTTTATTTACTCTAACACAAGTCAAGTATCCCACAACTTCACACAAATGTCAATGATGTTGTGTTATTGAATGATATTTATAATGTATGGAAAGTGGATATTCGCGCCTTGACCATATAAAGTTTCATGTAAGGTGCTTAATCCGCATCAGTGGACTCTTCGTGTACAAAAAAATATCCCCCGCTGAGTATTTCAGACGAGGGATATTTTTCATCAAAGGGATTATTAGAGCCGTTCTTCACTCTTAGCATAATACCACGAATCGTATTCAGCTCGACAAGCTGTATAGTCTGCGGAGTGAATGACGCGTGGAAGATTTGTTTTAAGATAAAGGTCCTGATTGTATTGTTTCAGGTATTTTTCCGTGGCTTCGTTAAACAAACCGTCTGCCAATTTGATACCAAGGTATTCCTTCCAATCATATACAACACCATACTTTTGAAGTAGGAAAATTGCTCGGTCAGTGACTTCCATATAAGGAAGATTGCCGTTCATTTTATAAAACTCACCCTTCTTATACTTCCAGTCTTGGTCTTGAGGAGCATAGTATTCGCCAAACTCAGGGTCGCCCAATTTACCCAAGTCGTGATGCATCGCTGCAAAAATCATTTGTTCATCTGTGAAGTCAATGTTACAACCAGCAAGTTCAAAGAGTTTCTTTGAAGCGAACGACATTTTAATGACGCCCATGATATGTTGTAGATATCCACCCGGATGACATAGATGGAAGTGTTGGCACATTGAAGCGGGTGCTGTGGCTAGAGATAATCCCAACGAACCATCGTTATCGGAATACATCTTTAGAAGTTTTTCTTTTCTTTCGCCGGTGAACACGTCACCTACGAACTTGATAAATTCTTGATAGTTCTCTTGAATTTCAGCATCGGTTAAGTTTGGTTTTGTAATCATATGATAGTTTCAATTTGAGGAATTATACTACCATGAAGAGAATTAACAATCAACTTATTTTATTTGAAGGTGGCGGATAGTGAGGGAATTGAACCCCCGCCGGCTTTCACCGGATTAGTTTTCGAAACTAACGCAACAAACCAACATTTGCCTACTATCCAAGTCGTCTAAGGTGAGTAGGCAATGTTGCATTGTATCTTGCCCGAGCCTCACGTCTTTCTGAATCTGCTTTTTCTAAAGCAACCAAAATGCGTTCATTCAATGCCTCAACCTCATGTTTTGGCCATGTAATTACTTCTACGCCTTCTGGAAACACACTTAAATGTTCAATCATAATTTTTGAAAATTGGCGGATGAGGGAGGATTCGAACCTCCGGGCCGACTTTCGCCGACCTCTTGCTTTCCAAGCAAGTGCAATAGACCACTCTACCACCCATCCGAAAACAACGAATAACCCGTCAAGGTCTTGCTTGACTTCAAAGCCACGACTTATGATTGTGGCGACCTAACACGGTCTTCGGTTGAAATTAACAACCTACTTATTGCCCGTGATTATCCTGAGTATAAAATACGTCAGGGATTGATTAAGGTACCCGTTGTAAATTGGCTGATGTGCTTGGAATCGAACCAAGTCCTGAGCTTTCAGAGAGCCTCGTGCGGCCACTACACCACACATCAACAAAACTGTCTATCTAAAAATTGGTGGAGCCACCGGGAATCGAACCCGAATCTATTCGTTGCGAACGAACTGTCCTACCGTTGAACGATGACCCCATAAAGTCTTCCTCACAAGAGAGAGACTTTATCCTCTTCACGAAGAAGAAGATGACTAGATGTAAGATTTACGGTTTTCTCCGTGACATTTTTTACAACGTATCCATGTTGAACGTTTTTTACGTGGCCATCGCCACGACCCGATTTTGGTCGGGATTTTTTACCTGTTTGGTTTTTTTCATGTAATATAGTTATTGCTGTAACTACATCTAAATTGTCGGAGATATCATCCGATTAAAGATGAATACCTCCTGTATTAGCCTGAGAGAGTATGACTCTCTTGATTTCTTACCAAGAAATCTCAACTAATCAATAATAGTTAGACTAAAGTTTGGTCGAGAATACGATTCTCTAAGAATGACGGTTATCATTCCGCAACTGCTCTCTTGCAGTCAGCCAAAAATGGTGGAGCCTAGGGGAGTCGAACCCCTGACCTTCTCAATGCCATTGAGACGCTCTACCAACTGAGCTAAGACCCCATATTCGACACAGCCGTAGCCGCGGTTCTGTTCTATCTTTACATTTATCTCATACCTTTCGGTAAGCCCCTCACGGGATGCCTCAACCCGGACTTTTACAACGGGAAGCACTACCCTTTGTCCTGTTTGAGTTGCTCCTAATTTGTGGTATTAACGAATGTAAAGAACAGGAACTATCGGGCGTGTATCGGATTATTTTTATACCTGTTTTCCCTAAGAGCCTTTCACTCTAAGTTTCCCCCGACTATTTTATGAACTTTCGTTCACATTACATTCTCCCAATCATCTGCTTTGGAGCCGCGAACTTCCTCTAGTAGTGCTTGTTAGCAAGTACCAGCGTAAAGTCGCTTGTGTCAAAAACTTTCAAAGAACTGCCTATAACTATACACGACTTGTTAAAAAAGTCAAGCCATCAACGGATTTATCCTGTTGGATTTGGTGGCGTTGGTATTGTAGTCGTTGTGGTTGATTCTGGCTCTTTTGCCGTAGCCGACGTGACTGTGACCGCCTTTGTCTCTGTATTTTCACCAAAGACTCTCTGGCCAACTTTTGCCGCCAAATACAAACCGGTAAGAGTGATATATGCGGTAGGAATTTCAGGAAGCTTTGCTTCATTCGTTTTAATCACACCATAAAAGATGACGAACATCAATGAACTACAAAGTGTAAATGTCCAAACCCAATTCAACAATCTAGTTGTTGAACCGCCACTCTCTTCGCTGAAGAAAGATTTAAACCAACTCCAAGTATCGTGTTTTGTCATATTATTAGTTCTTATCCCATTTAATGTTTTTTATCTTTATACCATTTCTGATGGATAAATACAAAGAAACGATTGAAAATATCAAAGCTATGATTGGTAGTATTATCATAGGTATAAATATCACCGCAAAAAATAAGCCCTGACTTTAATCAGGGCTTAAATTGGTGCTACTGACAGGACTCGAACCTGTACGCCTTTCGGCCCCAACTTCTCAGGCTGGGCTGGCTGCCAATTACAGCACAGTAGCAAATGGTGCGGATAGCAGGGCTTGAACCTGCGACAGCGACTGTGTAAGAGTCGTGCTCTACCACTGAGCTATATCCGCGAAAATGGTCGGAGCGACAGGATTTGAACCTGCGACTTCTTGGTCCCAAACCAAGCGCTCTAGCCAAGCTGAGCTACGCTCCGATGTTTATAAGTAGTGTCAAGATACCGATTTACTCTTTTCTGAGGGCATATTTTTACGTTGTTGCCTGCAACATGGTGGGGGCTTTCGCCTCCAAGTTTATTTGCTGTATGTATCTTAAAGTGGTGCCACCGGAGGGAATCGAACCCACACTCTCTTGCGAGAAACAGATTTTAAGTCTATCGCGTCTTCCACTTCCGCCACGGTGGCATTAAAAATTGGTGGTCATTAGTGGAATCGAACCACTCTCTGTTCAGTGTGAATGAACTATTCTGCCGCTAAAATAAACGACCACTGAAACTGATTACGGACCAAATCGAAAATTAACAACGGAGCCCGGATAAACATTCGTCCAAACAGTATTACTGTTCAACGATTCAAGCCCGTTTGTGCTTACTGCCGTTGCCGTAAACGTCCACGCACCGACAGACAAATTACTAAAAGTTGCCGTTAGTTGATTCGTGACGGTTACGGTGGCTGATGCATTGGCGTTACCCGTTGCAAATACCGTATTCGTGCCTTTGACAGCATAAACCTTATACCGATTGACTTCTGGTGATGGGCTAGCATCCCAAGCCAAGTTTACGCTCTGTGCCGCTACCGCAACTGCTGCTACAAGCAGTGTTACGCCTAATAGGATTGATGTGATTTTTTTCATACTGTCTATACTAT